AATGCCTGCCTGACTGTACCAATGCCCTCGCTATAACTCATCAGGCCATCCTTGAGGCCACCCATGACATCTGCGTTGTACTGCAAGGCGCGTGCATTTTCGTAGACGCGATCCGTGATCTCAGTAAACGTTGTATCAAGCTCTTTGAATAGGTCATTCAAATTTGTGACGTATTCATTCTGTGCCAACGATTTAGCTGTATTTTCAAGAGTGACAACAGTTTGAACAAGATTTTGAATGTTTAGTTTGCCGCCAGCTTCGCGAACTTCCTTAGCAAAGTTGAAGATCTTAAGAAGCAAATCACCCGTAATCTTTTCAGCATCAGTTACCTTGTCAATATATTGGCGTTCAAAGACTTGAATGGAGTTTGCGCCTAAGGATTGAATTTTTTCATTTGTCTCGAAGACTTTATTGTTAAGGTCACGTTGAAATTCCGACGCTTTGCGAGTCAGCTCAATTCGCCTTTCGAGCAGTCTTTCTTGACGTTTTGCTTCTTGATCTTCTTTGGCACGACCTTCTTTGCCAGCCCTAGGGATAATCCCAGGCAAATTGCTAGGCGGCAGTTGACCAGTAGAGCCACCTTTTGGCTTGAGACCTTCGAGCTGCGTCAGCTCTGCAACTTTCAAGCGTAAAAGCTGCTCACGTCCTGCAGTTGCCTTACCGCCAGTCGGCCCAAGCTGATCAATTTCCTTGCGAATTCTTGCGATGTCACCTTTTAACTCATTGATTCGAGTTGGGTCGTAAAACTTCATGCCCATGAAGCGAGCAAGAGAGCGTGCAGCGCGATCAATAGCCTCGACAATGTCAGCAAAGATGCTTTGAAATGCAGCACCAATAGGAGCCAACAATCGACCAACGCTCTCGCTCAAGCGTGACAAGGCCGCCTGCAACCGGTCACCAGCAGACTGAGGCCCCTTGGCGATGATTTCAGCGTTTTTGCCGTACCTCTTAAATAGCTCCTCGGCAAACTTCATAAAATCTTGCAACGAAACTTGACCTTGCTCTAGGGCTTTATCAAGTTCCTGCGGTGTCATGCCGATTGACTTGGCAAACAAAGTAAATGCACCAGGCAGCCGCTCACCAATCTGTTGACGCAATTCTTCAGCACTTACCTTGCCTTTGCTGAACACCTGCGCAGTTGCACGCAATGCTGCGTCCATGTCCTCAAGGCTGCCACCTGTGCCTCGAATACCAGCAGCAATGCCAAGGAACGCCTTCTCAGCGTCTTTAACGTTTCCACCCGCACCAATGACAGATGCCGACAACTGCGTAAATTGACGTGTAATTAGCTCTTGCGGAATTGCAAATTGACGACTTGTTTGATCAATAAATGCCAAACCTTGAGCAAAGGAATTTGCATCTGCAGTAACAAGACGCAAGGCAATGCGCTGCTTCTCAATCTGTGCCGTGTAATCAGCAAGGCCACCAAGCGATTGACGTGCCTGCCCAACTTGTGCACCAATTGCACCGCCAACAATTGAGCCAGGGACGCCACCAATAATGCCACCTATGGCAGCGCCAGCACCGCCCTCAAGGCCGCCAAAGACGCCAGCGCCAGCAATTGTGCCCGCAATCTGCGCAGCGCCTGCAAGACGACCACGACCACCAGGTTGGACCTTCCTGAGTTGTGCATCAAGTTTTGCCGCCTCCGCGCTTGCCTGCTTAAATTCAGCACTCGCGATATCAACGCTATTTGCAATCTCGCGCCAAGCATTTGCATATCCTTTGAGATTGTTGATGCTATTTGCAGAGTTTTGCTGTATCTTGCGCAGTTCGTTTGATGCTTCCTTGAAGTTGATATTTGTTGCAGCCGTCTGTTGCGCCAGGTTTTTCAGCGTGCCCTGAAGCCTTGTGAGCTGCTCACCGCCCTGCTCCTTGATCCGTACCAGCAGTTCAGTGACTTGGCTCATTTCTTCCTCTTGTTCAAGACGGACAGGACAGCCATCTCCATTGCCTGCACGCCTTCGAACATGGCCACAGGATCCTTGACTGCATACAGCTTACATAGCCATTCCAAACTCTGGTAGTTCAATCCCGTCAATCCAGCCATGCTCGTGTGCCATTGCGTTGACAAACGAATGAACATGTTCAACACGTCCCAATTCTCTTCCCATACCTCGCAATCTTTCTCAACACTCTCCAGTTTTAAGACAGCAAGCTGCTCCTCGCTCGCGCCAAGAGCTTTCAGATCAGTCTCACGTTCATCAACAACGCCGCCTTTCGCCCAATACTCAGCGGCGACTTTTAGTTTTTTGCTGGCGCTCCAGTCACGCTGTCGGCATAAGCTTGAATCAACGCACGCATCACATAAGGATCGTCGCAGATCTCTTTCTTGGCCTTCTGCGTGAATGCAACGTCCTTGCCTTCTTCATCCTTGACGCCGTCCCAACCTTCAAGGATCCCATCAACCAAGATATCATCGCCTTTGTCAATCAGGTCGTTGAAGGCAGAACGACTCATCTTCTTGAAGACTGCATCGAACGTTTGCTTTTCAAATTTGCCACCATCAACAGGGACTTCCACTGTCACGGGCCATTTGTACGAAGCAGTCTTCTTGAGAATGAAAGCCATAGGGATCAGGTGAAGACGAGTGACATTTCGTTGTTGCCAGCCGTGGTAGGCAGGGCAAGGTACGGCATCGACAGAGCGATAACGCCGTTCGTGTCAGCGTAGCTGCAACCAGTGATGTCTGTCTGTGCTGCATTGACCGTGACAATATTTCCAGCAGTGCCGCCTAGCACGATGCTGGTGCTGCCGGTAGCAGAAGCAACTGCCTTAGCAAAGAAGTCAGTGGTGCCAACTGCAGGAGCCTCAATCACGGCAGTGCCGCCAGGGGCGCGGTTGGTGATCAGCACTTCCTTGTTGGAAGCAGTCTCCTTGTACAGCAGCTCGTTATTCATTGCCAGATCGAACGACTCAATGCGTGAGCTGGTCACACCATGGAAGGTGGCAGTCGTCACGTTGGTGTCATTTACTTCGATCGCAGCAGCCTGATTCGCCACAGTGAACGAACCCGACAGGGCAGTGTCATCAGGTGCGTTGTAGATCCCAATGAAATTGAAGCTTGCGACAGCAAACTGACCAGCAGTCATGTTGAAGCTGACAGTGCCGCGAGCACCAGTGATCTTGTGACGAGTGCCGTCATAGAAGCAGTAGATCGTTGCTGAACTAAAGCTGCTCGAGACCGGCGCATAGGTCACAGAAGTGGACGAAACAATCGCCTCACTCAATCCGCAAGACTTCAACAGCGGACCAAACGCAGGCGCAGTGCCAGCAGTTCCAGAACCAGCAAGCTCAATGTCAAAGGTGACGCTGACACGCTTGTTCGCAACCAATGTGCCGCGAGTGCTATTACCCAAGAAGCCTTGATACGCAGCAGCCTGGACGTTGTCAGATTCAATTGGAGTCACCTCAAGGTTGGTGACTTGGACCGCGTCAGAACCGCCGACAGGACTTGGATCGGTCCCGTAAGTGGACTCAATCTTCGCGATCAGAAACTTCTTCCGAGTCAGTGCCATCGGTGGTAGGAGCGGCGGTTTCTGTGATCAGTGTAAGCTTTCCCGTCTTGGGGTCAAACAAATAGCTGCCGCCCACTCCGGGATTTGGGATTTCCCTTTCAATCTTAGCCATAATGTCAGGCGCTAGTTAATGAAGTCCTGCTTGTACGATAACGGACAATGAAGTCCTGGCTGATAATACCCAGCGGTGCATCAGCTTCATACAGGTTGAAGTCAGTTCGATCAGGTGTCAAGTCAAGGGCGTAGCCGTTCAAGGTCTGATCAGCCATCAACTTGGCATGCACTTGCTGGGTGTACGTATCTGACTCATCGTCAGGCACTGCCGCACGCACCAGAGTCGTAATCCTGACCCGCATTGACCAGTCCAGCTTGTCGTAGAAATTCGTATCAATAGGCTGATCGTTGACAGGCTCAACAATGACAGCAGGTACCTCACCACGCGCCAGAGGCTCCACACGGCTCCTGTAGACCGTTGCACCTGTGATCGTGTCCAGATTGCTCTTGATGCGAGCCAAAATCAATTCGCGGCGCGTGTCAGCCATTAGGTGCAGGCCATAGTCGTAGTAATTGTTTCACCAGGATCAATTGCTGTCACGTTTAAACGAATGTAACGAGCCATGATCCCGTCATAGTGATCACAAAATGTCCCAGCGCCTTTCGTCTTGGCATCAGCAAGGTCGTACCAGTTCGTTCCATCAAGGCTTCCCTGCTCCTTGAATGTCACGTTGCCGCCAGTTACGACATGTTGAAATGTAAACAGGGTGGCCTGTACTTCTACGGAGTCCGTTGCGCTCACCGTAGTGACAGTGCCAAACGAATGAATGTTGTCGGAAAGCTCACCACTGAGACCGATTACACGTGCCATCAGACTTTGCTCAACAACAACTCAGAAAACAAACCGTCATCAAGTGCTCGATTCTCCCTGACGGTATAGGAGACCGAAGCAACAGTAATGGCAGTGCCACGGGCGGCAGTGCTGACATCAGAAGTCTTCGCCAATAACGAGTACTCCCGACTCAAGGCCATGCCACCCGCAAGCACCTCCACAGGCGAATCCAGGATGCCGACAAAAGTTGAAGCGCCAAGAGTGCAGGAAACCCCGAACTCATCAACGTTCAAAAATGCCAGCGTATCCTGGAAAGCCATCTGGATCAGTTGCCGTACTTCTTGCTGTAGACCAGCGAGACGCCGTACACGAACACAGGGTTGGTGCCAGCTTGAGTACCGACAGCACGCACATAACGGCGCACGTCGTTGCAGTTGATGCTGATCTTCTCGAATGCAGCAGCAGAACCGGTGACCTCGGTGAAGGTCTTGCCGGTGATGTCAGCCCATGCCGAGTTGTCAGCCGAATCCTGAAGCTTGACGTTCAGGGTAGGAGTGGTGCCGCTACCAGCTTCGCAATCCAGGATCACGATCGCTTCGCCTTCAGCATCGTTCGACCCTTGCAGGTCAAAACCAGTGCCGGTGGCGGTAGCAGTGCGGGAATCAGCGGCCAGCAGGCTCGCGATGTAGGTCTTCGACCCCAGGTTGTGGATCATTGGTCTTTCTCCGTTTGGGAGTGGGTTTGCTTGGAACAGGGATTGGCTGCTCGTCAGCCGTAATAACTTCCTCGACGATGGGAGCGGGAATGGCCTTCTGGATGCCGATCAACAGCAAAGCTGATTTGTGATCAGTTTCAACGAAATCACCAGCCTTCACCTCTTTGAGATCAACGATGGTGTTCCGCAACATCTGAATGCGCATTACCCGCTCCACAATCATCAGGACAGCTTGCAGATCGACTCAGGGTGGCGGATAGCCACGTCATAGTCCTGCATGGCCACCACACGGACAGTGCCAGAAGCGGAGCCGGTGTAAGGATCAACCATGATGTCCAGACCACTCCAGAAGCCGATCATGATGTCGCTGAAGTTAGCGAACACCGCAGTGTTGTTCGGCATGGAGTTCGACACGTAAGCCGAGTAACCGTTGATGGTGTTGTTGGCTTCGTAGATGAAGTTGGCGTTGGTGCCGGTAGCCGACTTCTCGGTGGTCTTCAGAGTTCCACGCAGGGAGGAATTCATCATGTAACCGAGGGTGCCCAGCAGGGCGTTGTCGGTGCTCAGAGCGGCCTCAGCGTTCACATAATCAGCGAACGTGGTGTAACCGGACTCGGTGTTGATACCGGTCACGTTGAGGAAGCCCAGCGGGTAAGAACCGGTGCCGGTGCCGTTGATGGCCTGATTCTCAACCTCGATAGCAATCTGCTGAGCCAGGTCACGACGAACGAGGTTCTCGATGTCAATGCTGGACTGCAGGAGCAGACGGCGGCTGTAATCAGTCAGAGCACCAATGGTGCGGGGCTGCATCGTCACCTGATCGACGGTGAGCTGGGATTCGTTGATTGAACCCGACTCAGCAACGTGATACACAGTGGCGCCACCCGATTGACGGGGCAGAGCAACCATGCCTTGCAGACCGGTCATGATGGTCGCACCAGCGCTTTGCAGCACCAGAGCTTTGCGCAGCAGGTCGATGAAGCTGTCGCTCATCAGATCAGTGGCAACCAGATCACCACCACCCGAAGCCGAACCAACAGTCAGGTCGCGACGGCCATAGCCCAGCACATCGGCAGGGATCAGGATGCCACGAGCTTCCTTACCGCTCTTCTCTTGAGCAGCACGGCTGACTTCCATTTCGAAACCAGCAGCACGCTGAGCTTCCTGGCTGTTGGGATGAGCCAGAGCGTTGATAGCGCGGATGAAGGAGAAGTTGCGGCGCTCCTTATCAGACATGCCGATTTCGGCGTCCTTAGGATTCACAGGCTTCTCTTGAACACCCATCTTCTCCAGAAGGGCAGAGCGCAGCTCGTCGAGGCTACGGGAGTTTGCAATAAACTCTTGAGCCATTTCAATGTTCTTGGTGCGTTGACCAAGGGCGATCATGTCGGCCACTTCCTTAGCCTTGGCCTGAGCGGCCTCAGCGCGGATAGCCTCAAGATTGAGGGGTTGATCCACGGTTGTAACTCCGTTTGTAGTTTGTTTAACGGCTGAGGCCGTCTCGACGCTCTCATTATGGGAGAAAGCGCGTCCTATGCCCACTGAATTGTCAGCAGGCACGGTAACCAGACTAATCTCAAATGGTTCATAGCTGGTTGCCCGATAAGTCACTGGGGAAGTGGACTCATCGGTTTCCATGGAATTGATCTTGTAACCGAAGCTGACGTTACGGATGATTCCGTCCTTGATCAGATCTTGCATTTCACGGCCAAGCTCGTTGTTGGCGATCTTCACTCGTGCATAAGCACGCTTGTTTTTGATGTACGCCTTCTGTACAACGCCAACGATCTTGTCGGGATCATGCTGATACAGCAGCGGTGCGCCATCGTTCAGGCGGCGAAGATCCATCGACTTGTCATCCATCGACAGCACTTCCATGCCGTAGTAACGCTCGACAGGAGCCTCGCTGGCAAAAGGAAACTCAAGCGTGCGCTCTTCACCTTCAGAGCGGAATTCAGTCGCGAGTGAACGCTTCAGTGTTTCGCCTTCGAAGAAACGCAGTGCAGAAATTTTGCGCAGCTCAGAGAACTTGTGACCGACCAGTGTTTCGGTCTCTTTGTAGTCACCGTCGTCGTTTTTGCGGTACACGCGAATTAATGCAGCGGGATCTTCTTCGGATGCATTAATACTAAACGAAGAATCTGGAACACCAAGTACACCTTCACGCATTACATGCTCCACCTTGCCGCGTGCGGTGCCACCACTTGAATCCCATTCCACGAAATCGCCAACTTTAACCGCATCGGGAGCAGCGCGTTTCTGGCTGCGTTCGCTAGTGGCCTCCTCGAACTCCATTGGGCTGTAATCGTGATCGCTCAACCATTCACGGGCTTCAGCGGGTGTGAAACGATCAGCGTCGAAACGAATTGCCTGCAGCTCAGCAGTTTCGTCCTTGATGCCGTAGATCGCGTCGATGCCAGCGCCAAATTCATCGTTGACACGGCGAATGCGATCGTATTGATCAGGATCGGTCAGGCGAGCAGCATGCTCATTGGGGTAGGGACGACCGTCAACGATCGGTTCCATAGCACGCTCCTTTGCTTTTTTGATGGCTTTGGATTTCATATTGCTCCAGGTTTGCCCTGAATCGCCACCCCATGCCGCCCATGCTACGCGACCCGGTGAGGGATAGTCACTGCTATCAGGGCGGAACCCTTTGCCTTGCTTGTCAACTTCATGCCGCGCAAACCATGCCGACATCGTGATGACAGTGTCAGGACTCAGCTCGTCACCTGACAGGATCTGCCCTGCACGTGTTGCAGCATCATCTGTGCCACCGGGGCGTCCTTCTTTCTTCCATGCGCGATAACGACGCGCTTCAGCCTTCATGCCTTCAGTTGGCATCAGGTCAATCGTCTTGTCACCAACCTTGGCCATCAGTCAATGTCCTCAAGTTCAGGTTCTTCCTCATGTTCTACCGGATGTTCGGTTGGGGCAACAGGAACAGGCTGCGAAACACCGTTGTTTGAGACCTGCGAGGGATCGGTGTCGAGCACAATGCCAAGCTCATCAGCGACTGCCAGTTCATGCTGACGTTGACGCATCTGATCCTCAAAGTCACCGCCATGCAGCGCAATCACTTGTGACAGTGTCATGATGCCACTGCGAATCAGATCCTTGTACGCAGCAGCTTCTTTTTGTGGATCAACAAACTGTGCAGCAGGGGCGATCCACTTGGCTTCTTCGTAGCGATCAGGGTTGCTGTCGTAGTTCGGCAGATCCAGAACGCCAGCCATGACGGCCATTTCAAGCCAGCGCTCGTACACCTCTTCGCACAGTGATTCGATCACGTACTGCTGAAGTGTTTTGTAATGAGTTCTTGTTTCGAGCAGTTCCAGACGTGAAGAGCTGTAGTTGCTCTGAGAGAAATCGCTTGAGACTTGCGTGTAACTACAACCAACCCCAGCAGCGACAGCTCGCAGCATTTGCTGCACAAAAGGAGTAAACGCATCATCCGGCCGATTGGGCGTAAAGAATTGCATTTCTTCGCCTGGGGCCAGACGCCTAATGCTTCCGGGTGAGAAGTCGAGCACTGAGTCTTGGTCAAAGGTGCCATCCTCAAAAAGCTCCTGATCAGGGGTCTTGACAAACGCCATCATCGACGAGCTGGCACGTGCTGCAACAATTTCAGCCTCCTCGTACCCGCTCAGGTTGCGCAGGCGCATGATCGCTGATGCAAATGCACTGATGCCACGTGTCTGCCCTGGGCGCTCGATCAGGTACAGGTGAAGGACGTCATCAGCGGGGATCCTGATGCGACGTTTGGCAGCCTTCTGGGCGTATGAGAACTGATAGTCGCCTGGGTGGTAATCGAAGAAGTGATACGCGACGGGTCTGCCCCACTTGTCAATTTCAATGCCCATCCGCACTTCGTTGCCATTCTTCTCAATGGCGTTGTAATCGTCGTCGAGCAGATCAGATTCAATGATCTCGATGCCCAGCGGGACGCGGCTATTGCCAAACGGTTGACGGACAAGGCGCACAAACACCTCGCCAGACTCAAGCATCGACGTGATGCAGAGGCGTTGAATGTCGTACCAGCTCAGCTTGCCAGCCGTGTGACAGCGCTTTGCGGAGGTCCAACGGTCCCACTCCTCCTCGATGCGGCGATTGATGTCATCAGCCAGGCGACCACCACGCTGCATGCGTACCTGGGCTTGCATCCTGATGCCAGTGCCGACGACGTTATTGCGTACAGCTCTCAGGGCAGCCTTGGCAAAGTCTGAATCACGCACCAGTTGCCGAGCGCGATTGCGCAGCATCCTGATACTGCCTCTGATCTCGCTGTCAGCAGAAGTGGCCTGACTGATCCAATCAGATGTCAGCCTGTTGTTTTGTGCAGCGGCATAAGCACGCTTGAAGTAAGCATTCTTTTGTTGCGCTTCTTCAAGTTGCTGACGCAACGCGTGGGTACGCCCGATGCCGAAGATTGCCATTACTTGAACCTCACTTTGGCGAGGCCAGGGTTACCAAGGCCCTGACGTATTTTTTCAGCTTTGCGCTCCATCGCAATTTCGCTCTTGAGGTCATCACGAAGCTGGAGCAGCTCAGCCATTTTGTAACGCCTCAGGCTACGCCCACCAATCTGGTACTCCTGCACCATGCCACCCTGAGCCAGCGTGCGTATTGCTGTCTCAACGTAAGAAAGGTCAATCTCAGCGCGAGAACGATCGTCGAACGCGCCGGGTGAACCTGCATATTTGGCTGACGCCTTGACAGTGAACTGACCACGCCCTGCCGTGTATTGCTGTGTGCTGTAAGTCGCGATCGCCTGCCAGGTCCACGAGCCTGCATCGAAGCCCGTTGTCGTGGCCGCAGGGATCGTTATGCGCCAGCCAGTGCCTTCAGCAGTGCCAACAACAGTCGCGCCTTCATTTGCAGTATTCGTCCGTGCGTACCACGTGAGCGTGAAGGTGCCACTGTCGATGTTCGTGCCGATTGCGTCTTTGAACGCAGGCACGTCAAACACAACTGTGTCGCCCGCATAAATCAGGTTTGGGACAAGGATGCTCACCAGCTCGTCACGAATGAGGAATTTCGTCGTTGCAACCGGCGTTGCGGTGGGCGATATGGGGATTCTATCGGCTTATCCACCGATACGTCACCAGTATTGTCGGCTTTCGATGCCTTGCCAATACTTCGTTGAAACTGCTCAAAGATTGTGTTCCTGTTGAAGCGCATGTAAAGAAAATGTAACGCTGCATAGCTGTACACGAAGCAATCCAGCGCCTCGTTGCGATCACCCGCCTTCTTCTTCCATTCGCGAACAGCGAATCCCTTGACGTAACGCACAACCTGTCGTTCTGACGTGATTTGCTTGAAATACTCCTGCCCTGCCTCGGCGTGGAAGTGGATGAATCCTGCACCTGGCTCGTTGTGCTTCATCCGGCCAAACAGGGTGCTCTTGATCGTGTCAACGCCAACAGGGAAGACCTCAGCCGAATTCTTCAGCACCTGCCCCTTGTAGTTGATGTCAACCTTTGACGGCTTGCCAATTGGCGGTTTGTTCCTGACAGATTGACCCTTCAACGCAAAAACACCCTTGCCCTTGCGGCTTCGAGCGTACGCATACACTTCTGAGGTGTAGTGGCCGCCTGAGTCGCAACCAATAGCAGACACCTTGACTCTTCCGCCATCTGCATGTGGATAGTCCCTGAATACGAGGTCATCAACTTGACTCCACAACTTTTCACCTGCTGGATCGCCGTAAATCTCAGTGTGCCCAATCAACCAACACTCCTCACCAGCGCCCCATGCATACAACCCAATAGCAACGCGGTTGTCCTGCACGTCCACCCCAGCCGTGAGTATGACCGCCCCCTTCGGCAGTTCACCAGCGGGGTAAAACTCAGCCCGTTCAGACAAGCTGTCAGCACCAAGCTTTGCCCCTGTCTCCTCTTCCCAGGTCTCGCCCAGGATCGTATTGACAAACGTCTTCAACAGGGGCGCGTCGTTCTTCGCACGTAGAAATTCACCAACAATCTCTTCCCAGCTTTTCCAACCCAGCGGTGAGTACAGAGACGACAGGTGAAATCCGATCGTTCTTTGATCTTGACTATCTGCTGTTGAACGCCACTCGCCTTTGCGCAGCATCTCGCTCTTGTAGTACTCCTGAATGTGCGTGCCACAGCTTTCGCACACATACGCAACAGTCTTGGGGTCGCCGTCACGCCACTGCAAATTCTTCCACTGCAGCCACTGCATGTGATCGCAATGGGGACAGGGGACGAAGTAACGCCGCTGATCTGACGCGAGATATTCGGCCTCGATGCGACTCGTATCCTTGACAGTGGGGGTTGACGTCAGGATGATCTTCCGCCTGCTGAACGTTGACGCACGACGCTCCGCCAATGCGCAAGGATCTCCCTCACCGTCCACATCGCTTGGGAAAGCATCAACCTCATCAAGAAGTACCCAACGGCAAGGAGCAGAACGCAGGCCCGTAGCTGAGTTCGCCCCGGTGAGGAGGAGGATTCCACCTGGAAATTCTTTTGAAAACATCGTGTTGCCTGAATCGCGGCTTCGAGCCGGAGCGACCTTCTCCGCCAGACACGGTGTCTCATGAATCAACGAGTCAAGACGTTGCTTGCTCAATCTTTTAGCCATCTCGATCGTCGGCTGCACAAAAAGTGCTGGGCCTGGCGCGTGGGCAATCATGTACCCAACGACGTTGTTGATCGCTTCTGTCTTGCCAAGCTGCGCACCAGCCATGAACACCACCTTCTGCACAGGAGAGCTGGCGGACATGGAGTCCATGATCTCTTTCAGATACGGCGTCCGGTCTGTGCGCCAGGGGCCGGGTTCAGCACTCGCCTTGTTGGACAACATCCTGTACATGTCGGCCCACTGACTCACGGTCAAGTCAGGATCAGGCTTCAGGCCGTCACGGAACGCATGCCTGTAGATCAGGGCACCATCACGCATCGGTCAAGGTCTCCAAAGCCCTACGGATCTCGCTGGTCAACGTCTGGTGGATGACGACCGGGTCAGACTCAGCAGCCAACTGATTGCTGACACGATCAGGAATATTCCCCAAAGCATCACGTACAGCACGAGCAGAAGTGAAAGCCTCACGCTGCACACGAGAAACCTCCACAAGCTGATCTTCTTTGACTTCGAGGTCCAGTCGAGCCAGTTCGGCACGGAAATGCTCAGACTTCGCACGGCTCTCATTAAAGGTCGGAATCTCAAGTTCAGAGGATGTCTTACGTGTGGGACTCGTTGAGACAAGCGGGTTGCCTTCGGTGTACGCCTTGACCGCTGCTTCCTTGTCCCATTCGATCTTGTTGCGGACAACCATGAAGCAACCGTCGAAACGGCCCTGGCTCTTCATTTGGCTGATGCGAGCCTGCGTGATGCCAAGCTCCTCGGCCAGTTCTTTGGTGTTGCAGACAGTCATAGACGCAATTTAAGGCAGGTAGCGCGGTTTTAAGCGAAATAGTGGCACGGGAGCTTTTCTTGGCATATAATTGTCGACTTTTTGATTTTTGGCGTCTCAAAGTGAGACAAACCTGGGAATGCTGCGACACGCATAGTTCTGACGCTAGAGAAAGAAGGGGGTTCGAAATTACC